AATGTACGGAATGAAAAAAACTAATATGAAAAAGAAACCAACTGCTATGAAAAAAAAATATAAAGGGTTTTCTAAATTACCAGAAGGTGTTCAAAGAAAAATAAACAAAAAACTAGCAAAGAAAGTATAATGGCAAAGACAGCAGCATGGCAACGTAAAGAAGGTAAAAACCCCTCTGGTGGTTTAAATGCTAAAGGTCGTGCATCATATAATCGTGCAACTGGAGGCAATCTTAAAGCACCTAGTAAAAAAGTTGGTAATCCTAGACGAGCTAGTTTTTGTGCTCGTATGAAAGGAATGAAAAAAAAATTAACTTCTAAGAAAACTGCTAATGACCCCAATTCTAGAATTAATAAAGCTCTTAGGGCTTGGAATTGCTAGTCTACTAATATGTACAATAACTATGGCTGAAATAAAAAATACAAAAGATTTTATGAAAGCAATAGAGGAAGTCAGAAAAGAATATCCTGAAGAATCTATTGAAAGTAAAATTCCTAGTTCTTTTATAGCTACAGTTGCTGCTACAGAAACTGGTAATTTTCAATTTAAAAATGCACCTACTGCAAAACAAGGTAATAACTATTTTGGTATGCATGCAACAGGTGATCAAAAATTTTTAGAAACTACAGGTGGTGCTAAACTAAGAAGTTTTGATGATAGTAAAGCTAGCATTAGAGCATTTTTACAACTAATAGCAAATGATGAAAGATATAAAAATGTAGTGGAATCTATGGGTAAAGTAGAAACTATGTTTGAAAGTATGGGTGAAAGTCCATATGCACAAAATCCTAACTATACAAATTTACTTACATCAGTATACACAGATAGAATTAAACCAATAATAGAAACAGAAAATATGTTGATTCCTAAGAGAAAACCTATGAATCAACAAATGGATTACTTACAATAAAAAAGGGGAGCCATAAAGACTCCCCCTCACAGGCAACATAAGACATCTAGAGTATTCTCTAGGTGTCTTTTTTTTGGCTATATTACTAGCCAAAATTCAATTTAGGTATACCTAAAATAGGCCTACCATCAAATTTATTTTTACTTGCAAAAGGACCATTTATGTGATTATAATGAAGAAATACTTGCCCACAAATATTACCTTCAAAAGGTTCTCTCCAATGTTCTAATTCACACCCACTATATACCAGCATATCACCAACATCAAGTAAGACTTCTGTGCCTTTAGGAGCATTTAGTTTATGTATATTTTTGTATTCATCTATAACTGTATCTTGACCTGTGCCATCTATAAATATAGGCCAAGGATCACCACCTAAATTAAGAGTAGTTGATATTTCACAACTGGGCCTGTCTTTATGACGTTTTAAAATATCTCCATTTTTATATAATCTAGCGTAAGAATAAGTAGGTATTAATTCTAATCCTGTTTCTTGTTGCATTTTTGGTAATACTTTTATTAATAATGTTTCCATTACAGGATCAGCATAGTGAGAATAAGTATTAGGTATTTGTTTATCTGCCCAAGTGCCTAACATTCCTGTATCGTATGTAATATTGTTTTGATACATAAATTGAACTGCATCACGTTTAAGTAAAAAATAATTAAATATAAAATTAGCTAACTCATAACTAATTGCATTTTTTATTACTTGGTATTTATTAAACATTAAAATAATATAAAGTTAAAAGACACAGATATTCTTATGTCGTTGCTTTTATTGGGTTCTACCTTATGCCACATCCACGAAGGAAACATTATAAGTCTTCCAGGAATTGGATTATAATAAGTTTCTCGCCACAATTCTCTAGGTAATTTTCCTTTTTTTCTCGTAGGCATGCATTGTTGTGCTCCTGGTCTTGGGTCCATTAAAGATAGTCTTCCAGAATTAGGTTGTCCTTTTATATAATACACTCCAGAAAACAATGAGTTAGGATGTATATGACTATTATTATATCCACCAGGTGGATTAATGTTAGCCCACATATTTCCTAGTTTAGGTTCCATATCTAAATACTCTTCTTTAATTATTTCTGCTTGCATTTGAAATAATTCTTTTATTAAAGGTTCATATTCTTTTTTGTGATTCATATCGGTTTGTGAATGCCAACCATTTACATTAGTTTTACTTACACCTTTATCTTGATTGCTCCAATCAAGTATATGTTTTTCTAAATATTGATTTAATTCATTAGCATTAGGTAAATCTTTAATATAAATAATAGTTGGAAAAAAATATTCTTTAATCATTTAAAAGGTTCTCCCCCAAACCACACAACGAGTGATTGTCTAACACCTTTAGTAACAGGTGCTACTCTATGATTTAAAAACGATGCAAATATTATTGCATGACCTTGTTTAAGTTTAGCTCTTTTACCAGGAGCCATTAATTCTAAATCTCCTCCTTCAAATTGATCTTCAGGAGATAATAGACAAGTCATAGATATTTTTCTTACAGGTGGCTCATTATACATAGTGACATCGGTATCCATATGCCAATCATAGAATCCTCCTTCTGGATATTCTGTAAACTGTGCGTTTTCTGTAATCTGTATATCTCCAAAACCAAAATGATTTCTGTTTGCTTTTTGAATAAAAATATTAAGATCATTATACATAGGTTGCATTTCTTTAAAAGGAATCCAACCAATAGTTGTAACTCTTTTCTTTGTATCTAATCCACCACCTGGTTTTCCCATTCCAACTTGTGCCTGTTGAGGTTTTTGCCTGTGACCACATTCAATAATTTGCCTACATTGATCTGGTGTAAATAAAGGTGTTGTTGTTTCAACTATCCAACTTTTCCATTTAGGTTCTGTTATTATCATGTTGCACTCCTATTTTTAATTGGGTCGTATTGTACATCCATATTGCATGCTAGAGTTCTTCTAAAACCATTTCCATTAAAGGGATAAACACAATGTCTCATGTCATATGGAAATACATAAAAAGCTCTTTCTCTTAAAATAGGACCATAGTCTGAATTACAAAATTGTCCTGAAGAATTTCCTAGTATTTGTAATTGCCCATTCATTGGTTTTTGAGCTGCGGAATATTCAACACCCATATCTTGTGGTAATTTTAAAATCATAACCGAAGATAAACCAGTAAATAAAGATCCTTGATGAATATGTATTGGATTGTATTCATGTTCTTTCATTTCATTTATCCATATAGAATTCATATGCATTTTATATTCTTTAATTCTATTCCAATCTAAATAGTGTTTCATAACTTCAAAAAACCATTGGCGTACATTATCTGGTAAAAAATTATGTGGATGCATTTTATTATTAGGTGAGCCATCAAAAAATAAAGAATGTTCGTTTTGAATCTTACCTATTAATTGTGGATTAGCTCTAGGTAATTCATGTTTTTTTGTTTCATAAATATGATTAATAGTATTATATACATCTAAAGGCACATCATAAATTAAAACAGATTGCCCTAAAAATATACATTTATATTTAATATTAGAATCTAATGTGTTCATATTTTTCTCTTATTCTTTGAGGTATTCTTTCAATATAGGGATTGTATTCTTTCTTAATTTCTGTTCTTATTTTATGCATATTGTTTCCAAGTATGGTATCATCATAAGGCATACCATTAATATTTATTTGTTGCAAGTTTGTAAATTGGTGTGGGTAATAAGGTATGTTTAAAAAATTATAAACTTTATTTATTTCTTCTCTTGGGTTTTGCACCAAGTCATTATATTTTATAAAGTGACATATGTCTGGATAATTAAAAGAATTTTTAATTGCTTCTAAATCTTTAGCAATAGCTCCATTAATATTCATTAACATAAATAGTTTTTCTTCATCATTTTTTAAATTAAGTCTATTTGGAAATGCTGTAGGTTCTTCTGTATACCATTTTATATAAGAAGCTAATACATCCATTAAATCTCTAAGTAATACCACACACTTAAAAGGTTTTTTAAAATGTTTTTGCATTAATTTAAAATTACCTTTGGTCATAACAGGACCACGATCTATGATATATTTTTGTGGCCAATCTTTATAATAATTTACAAAGACAGAATCTAATACATTATCTAATGATTGATGATCTGGATAGTTTTGAAAAACATCTGTCTTCTTTAATAAAAACAAATCCTTCATAATCTCTAATGTAATAGAGTTAGCGGTACATGTTATGTTAGGATTTTGATTTATAATAGATGTAAACAAGGTATTACCCGACCTTGGCATTCCAACTAAAAAGAAAAGTTTTTTAATCCTGTTGTCCGATTGAGTTTTTTTCAAATTCCAGTTTTGCATTTTCTTTCTTTTTATTTTCAATAGCTATATCTTTTTTTATTCTTTCAATAGATTGTAATTGTCCTAAAACATTAAATACTTCTGGTTGAGATGATCCTTGAGTTAAAGTTTCTGCTTTATTTTTCATAGTTAAATGATAAGAATTTAATTGATGTGTATTAACATTTTTAGTATCAAAAGATCCATCATCAAACTTTTTCTTAAATTTAGACCATAGCTTTATTTCTCTCATTCTATCTCTTGCAACTAATTGCATAGATGCTTTACTATATGTTTTTTCGTCTATATCAATTTGTATTAACTCTTTTTTTAATGGGTCTGTTTCTTTATCTAACTTTTCTTGTAATCTTTTTATCTTAACTTCTGTTCTTCTATAATCAAAAGATAGTGTCATTAAGTTTTCTAAAAATACATTTTGTTCTCTAACACACTGCCAATACTTTGCAGCTTTAGTTGGATACTTTGCATCATTTAATACAGAAAACTGCATTTCAGTTTCTGTTCTAAACATTTGTTTTTTAGTCCAAGTGTCTCTTAACTCATCTGTTAAACCCCTAAATATTTTAACCTCTTCTGGGTCTAATAAATTATTTAAATTTGGTGCTTCTTTTTCTATAAGTTCCTTTATATTTCTTTTTTTATTTTCCATTATTATACCTTTTGTATTAATTGCTTAATATCTTCTTGTAATTTCCTACCCACAGAATTTGCGTGATTAATTACTGCAGCACACAAATTTCCATGGTAAGGATATCCTTTTAATGCTTCTCTAATTTTACCTACAGGTTTACCACCATAGTCAATTACAATAGCATTGTTTTTATTTAACCCTATTTTTAACTCAAATAATATACCTGTGTATTTATCTAAATTATTTTTTTCCGACATCTTTCCCCCCATCAGAATTTACAGGTGTAAGTGTTGATAGAGAGTTCATTAACTTAACCACTTCACCATATGGTCTTGTCATTAAATATCTCATAATATCCATTAGTTGTTCTGAATTTATAAAATATGTTCTAGGTGTTGTTTGTCGTGTTTTTTGTTTTTCTTCAGCCATTTGTCCTCCTATTAAAATGGTATATCATCATCCACTGGATAATGTTTTGTTAGTACTTCTATTTTTTCTTCAGCCGTAGCAATAATATCTAGTTGCTTATCTATCTCATGTACAAACTGTGGGTGCTCACCAATACCTACAGCCTTGTCCATGTATACTTGTATTGTAGCTTTTGCCACACTTATATCAGCTTCATATTTTTTTCTCAGTGCCTCTATAAACATATCACGCATTACTCTGCTCCTTTAAATTGGTAGTATTTGTTTTCTATTAAATCCTCACTATCAAAATAAGGATTAGTTTTTGCTGCCTTAGATTCTCTGGCATCTCGTATGGTTTGATTTAACGTTCTACCTTCACGCAAACAACCTGCAACGAAATCTTCTACTTCCATTAGTGCCTGTTTAACTTGTCCCATTACTAACCTCCTTTATAAGTCTATTTAAATACCAATTAGCTTTTTGTAAATCTTCTAGTGGTTCTCCTTTAAATTTATATCTAGAAACATATTTTAAAACATTACCTTTTAGATAGCCATGATATTCATCGTTAGTCATACAATCTCTTATAACTTCTATAGTTTCTTTTTTACCATGTTTATAGTGAGAAGGAGAATCTACATTGTTATGCTTTCTTTCATTCTCATAAGAGATATCATGGCCATACTCTTTTATAGATGTATATGTTCTTTTACTTTTTACCATATTCTCTCCTTATAGTTTTAATATCAATTGTTTCTATATTATAATTACCATCTTTTACTTCTCTTTTAAGTACAAGACCACTCCACCACATATGCTGTGTATCTCTAGCAAAGTGCTCTGGATGATTTAAATAACATCCAGCAGATAGTCCATGTATCTTTTTACCATTTGGTAATGTAGATATAGCGTAATCTAACAAATGACTATGTCCTACTGTAGCAGAAACTTTGTGTTTTGTCAATAGAGTTCTACCAATATTTTCTCCAGATATAGCTGAACCCATAATACCAGATGGGAAGTGATGTGCATAATGTACACCATCTACAACTTTCATTTGTTTATATGGTATTTCTTGCCAACCATATTGTTTAAATTTAAGATCACTAATTTTTAGTGTGCCATCTAACTCTGGATTTTCATCTACAAATCTATCTATTCTATCTTCGTGATTACCATGCAACATAATCTTTCTAGGTTTATGTTTACCTAGACCCTTATTAAATAAAGATAATGCTTCATGTGAATGCTCCATATCTTTTTGATATCTTCTACCTTCAAAAGATTTTTTTGCTCTATCATAACTAGAAAGAGAATCCATACTACAAAAGTCACCCATACATATTACATGAGAAACTTTATAATCTGCTGCCACTCTACCTGCCCACAGAAATCTATCATTGCTTGCTTTAGGTGTACAATGAGGGTCACCTATAACTAAGTGCGTTGCCATTAGTTTAACTCCTTATCTCGTTTCTTTTTTAGGAACTCAAGAAAGTCTATAACATTAGATTCATCATCAAATTCTGCAACAGAACTAATAGACATATCTCTGTCATTTTTCTTTTTGTCTTCAGCAAATCCACGGAGTCCCCACAGAAACGTTGAATGAGGGTCGGAGGTTGCCATTTTTATCATGCCTCTAGCTATTGTAGAGCATAATTCATATTGCTCTGTGGTCATTTTAGATTTACTATCCATTATAATACCACAAGTAAAACCTTTTTGCCAAGGACTAACTATTACCTTAACAGAATTAATTGCACTAATTTTATCTATCTTTTTCATTCCAATACCTATCATAGTTTTCACTATTATATTCTAAAACTTTATGTTCATAATTTCTTTTCATACTTTTTTTACCAAACTCTTCTGCGTCATTTTCTTTATCAAATACTATGTTAGTAAATAATTTATATTCTTTATGTTTTTTATGTTTAAACACTATAAAATATAAAATCATATAGAGCAGGTGAAGAATAGACCCCTCAAACTATTCCCCACCACTCTCTACGGCATTATCTTTCTTTGGATTTGTTACAGAAGTGTACCAAACCCATTTAGGATTTTTACCTTTCGATTGCTGTTGTGGTAACAACTGCAACTTATCGCTTCCCCAACAAGGAAGTTTGTATGGACAATATGAACACACAAAGCCCAAAACTCTATTACCAGTAGGTTTACTTCTAAAAGTTTCTACTATATCATCATAACATCTTTTAAATGGTTTGTTATTTTTTATAGCTTCTATATTTTTTTTTGCAGAATCAATAGCTGTCTTTTTGTACTCGTGATGCACAGATGGTGTTTCACAAACAGTCCACTCACCTGTAGATTTATTAATTGCTATCCATCCACCAAATTTTTTTTTCTGGCTTTCGCTATATAAAAATCCCTGTGATGCGTAACCAAAGGAATCATCCTTGACAACTTCCGTAAAACCTCCTGCCTCACCAAATTTTTTTTCAAAGGAATAAGGTGACGCACTTTTAATATCCCATATTTTCTCATCGATTTCAACATCTTGTCTACCCTCAATTGAGTCTCCATTAAACTTGTATGTAACTTTTTTCTGCTCATTTTTAACATCTACTCCTGCTGATTTCATAACAAATATAGCTAGTGCTTCTATTAAATCTCCAAAAGTATTTCTCATTTTATTATTGTAAGGTTGTCCCTCACCCTTAATACCTTTAGCTTCCATCTGTAATTGACATAATGGTCTACCTACATTTGACATTCTTAATTCAAATTTACTATTTCTTTCTTCTTGAAACTGTTTTAGCAAGGCGTTTTTACACGCCTTACCAAATTCCTCAACAAGTTTCTCATCTAACTTTGCTGGCTGTTTAGATATAGAATCTAAATATTTCTGTACCTTTAAAAGGATAGTATTCATTACGAAGCTAACACTTTTTCTGGTGCATCATCTACATCTTCAACTATTTCAGCATCTATTTTATCAGACACATTTGGCTGTTTTGTTTTTGCAGTATTATACAAATCAACCACTTCAGCGTTTTCAATATCAATTGATTCTTGAAACACTTTTAATGTTTCCATATCTGTATCAGATAATTGTAGATTAGCATCTGCGTTTACTGCTATCTCTGGTACATAGAAAACATTGCCTCCCTTTTTCTGCCTTTTAGTATCAAGAGAAAAAGTACAATTAAACATAAGTTTTTTTCTTTTTTTCAGTTGATCTAGTGCTGATGTAACTGGTGAAAATGCTGTGCCAGTTACTCTGTATAGAACAGGTAAGTTTTCTACAACATGTGGCTCACCTTGCGCAGTCTTACCATCTTTAAAAGATAATAGACCATACACTAACTTATAACATCTTATAGTTCTTTGCTGTTCTAATTGCTCTGGAGTAAGAGTTGACCTTTCTTTAAAAGGTATCTTACCACATTTAGTACCACCTAATATATCTATAGCTTCTTCTTTCCAACTCTTAAATATAATAGATCGGTTTATATACTCACCCTTCTCTGCATCATAGTGCATATATTGCATTGCACTTATAAATGGTCTTAATGTAGCAGGTTTACCAAATACATTTTGACCAACTTTAGAATCGTAAGTATAGTAATGCCCGACTGGTAATTGATTACCATCGTCATCTTCTGGAGTACGATTGATTGCTAATCTAGGTATATTATTACCTGCATTAGATCCATCGTCTTGCCCAATGGCTTGCATTATCTGCTCATTAGACATCTGTTTTATATTTACTATTTTATTGTCAGACATTTGTCCTCCTTAATTGTTGATTTGCTTATACCACATTTTTAAATAAAAGTCAAGTGTTATTTTATAAAAGGGTCAATAAAAAATCCTATTAATACATATACCATTATTAATCCAAATATAGTCTCTAACATATTTTAGTTTCTCCATCTATTACTTTTACTTCTAAACCATCAGCATTTGCAAAGTAATCCCACTCTGGCAAAAACTCATGCTTACTATTTATATACAATGTAGTAGGCTGTATCATACATTGGTCTTTTAGTGCTGTATATTCTAGATATGCAGCGTATTCTTCATCAGAGTATTCATCTAATGTTTCAAGTGCTTCTATTTCTTTGGTCATGAAACCTCCTTCATATTTAACCAATCATATCCTATTTTAAGTTCCGTGTCAAGTGGAACATTAAAATCTATTTTGTAATACTGTTTAAGTGCAGGTATTACATCTGCTGTGCCCTGTTTAAATATTTTACTCATCACATCTTCTTCTCCAGGG